CGCAGGATACGAATCCGGGTAACGCAGAATAATCACACCAGAACCACTGGCGTATTGGTTAGTTGAAGCGCCCCCGCCCCCGCCCCCGCCACCTGTGTTTGCGCTTCCTGCCGACCCTGCTGTCACTATTGAGGCATCTGCTAACGATTGCACGGCACCATTACCACCGCCGCCATTGCCGCCTGTGCCAGCGGTAGGATTATTGTTGCCACAAGCACCGCCGCCACCGCCGCCGTAGTAAACGCCAGAGCCTGTGGGCCACTCAATACCTACGCCACCATTACCGCCGCCTGAGGTCGTGCTTGCTGGACTTGTTCCTGCGCCGCCTGCACCTCCGCCACCACCACTGGGGTAATTGCCTGAGGCTCCAGGAGAGTTACCTCCAGCGTTACCTTCGCCAGAAATCCCTGCGGCTCCGTTAAAACTATTGCCGCTTACGTTTGACGATCCACCACCGCCACCAGAACCGCCAGTTGCAGCAACACGCAACGTACCGTTCCCGCCACCAACACCACCTTGACCACCGCCCGTTGTAGAAATTGTTGTGATACCAGTGCCAGAAAATGAGGACGCATTACCACTTCCAGTTGAAACACCAGCACCAACTGTTGCGGTAAAACTAACTCCTTTGGCTAAGGAAAGCGAACCAGTTTTGACACCACCAGCACCGCCACCACCTCCAAAATATCCTGCGCCAGACCCGCCACTAGCCGCGACAAGATAGTCAATAGGAACTAGACCACCGCCAAACATGCCATAACCTCTGGCAATGGCGGCACCTAAAACTGATAAAACTGGCATGCTCGCTACTCCTTACGCAAACTTAGTTTGCGAAGCAAGAACAGTATAAGTGCTTGCAGCTGTCTTAATAATGCTAAACACATAAGCATCAATGGATGTTGTGTTTCCAGTGCTTGGCGTTAAACCGTTTTGCCACTTCACGCTAACGTTCGTCGTTGTGCTGTCAACCTGAAATGTTGTTGGGTAGTATGCTATTGCGCCATTCGTCACGAGAAACGCGCAAGTGATAGATTGGCCTGTGGTAATAAAGTTGTTAAGCGTTGTCGCTGCATCGCCACGAAAGTTAAACGTCCAGTTGGCGGAAGCGTTTGACGTGTAGTAGTTAACGGCGCGCTCGGTAAGGTCAACGTTAACCGTTCCGGTTGCCGCGGTTGCAGAAACGTTTGCCGTTTCAACCACGGGTTTGATAACCATCTTCCCTGACGCTGTTATGGCGTCCGTTGTCGAATCGCCAAGCGTTACATTGCCTGATGCGGTAAGCGTTGTGAATGCACCGGCACCAGCAACGGTTTGACCAATTGACACACCGTTGATCGTTCCTGCGCCCGTCATGTTCCCGCCAAGCGCAAGCGTCTTACCTGATCCGACGTTCAAACCAACGCTTGTACCGCTGCCCGCTGCCGCGAACAACGCATCGAGCGTATCCATATTCGTGTTGAGTTTGTAACCCCATGTGTCGGTTGACGCGCCAACTTCAGGCTTGGTAAGTGAAAGGTTACTGGTTGTTGTATCGGCCATGATTTACCTCGTTATGCGGCATCCCGCCATGGTGAATTGATTGGCGTCCATGTGTTGGACGGATCTGTGATGTTTGTCCAGGTGGTGGTAACAGGTGCAACGGGTTCCCATTTCAAACCGCCATTAGCTGACATGCTTGTTGCGCTGATAACCGTCGCTTGTGCCCACCAAGTTGTTGTGGGATCAGCTGTAACGCTTGATTCGGCAGCGGCAAATGCTGAGTTACCAATGTCAACATCGGCTTGAGCCGTTGCAGAGGATTCCGCGGCGGCTGTTGCCTGGCCGCTTGAGAATGTTTCAGCGTTTGCGGTAACTTCACTTTCTGATGCGGCAGTGGCAATCCCGCCCAGGAATCTATCGCCGTTTGCTGATACTGCGCTTGTACTTGCAGCGGTGGCAGCTCCATCCACCAAGCCTTCGCCCGTTGCCGTAACCGTTGAAACGCTTGCCGCGGTTGCTGCGCCATCCTGAACAATGGAACCCAATGCGCTTGCATTGCTTTCGCTTGCTGATGTGGCTTGCGCGTTTCGGTCAACTTGTGCATCGGCCGTTTGGCTTGAATCGCTTGCAGCGGTTGCGCTAACGCTAAAGAGAATGCTTGCAACTGCGCTAACAGCGGACTCGGATGCTGCGTTGGCTTGCCCGTCAACATAAATAACGGACGTCCCTGAGTAGCTTCCCGAACCGTAAGCACCGAACCCGTAATTGCTGCCGCTGCCTGGCGTCTTATCACCAGACGCTTCCATAGTTGACGTGGAAGCGGATACAAGTTCGCCATCAACGTAATTCTGATCAGGCGCGGAATACTTGCCTGTGCCATAGGTGGCTGAACCATAGTTGTCAACACTGGCATCGGTTCCCCATTTGCCACTGCCGTATAAACCGGAACCATAGTTCAGCGCCATTTACTTACGAAAGCGTAACGGCTAAGTTGCCTGTTGCAAAGCGGAATACGTCGCCATTGCCAACGGCTTTGGACGTTGTAAGGTCGGCCCATGACAACATATTGCCTGATGTGCTAGCGTCGAAAATAGCTGCCGCCACAACCGTACCCCATGAACCCGTTGCCGTGGGAAATTCAACGTTAGCCGAGTTGCTTGCAGTCGTTGGTGATGTACCGCTTACACTAAATGTTGCCGCGGTGCGTGCGTAAGCGTTACCCGATACTTCCGTGCCTCCGCCAGCATCAGTGGGTGCAACGGTGAAAAGACCGACGTAAAGCGAAGATGGTGATGTGTAAGCCGTGTTAGTAAAAACATGCTTCATCACTTTATCTTCAAGGTAATCTGAAAATGAACCCGCCATATCAATAACTCCTTGCTCTCATGCGCGGCGTTGTGCCGCTAAAGTTTGACCTTTGCTCTTCAAGCATTAGATCGTTGAAGGCTTCCTTATATAAGGTGCCCCAGGTAGTGATGCGGTCATCATCGCGCAAGTAAGGTGCGCTTTGAACCAATGCGCCATATAGATACATGGCTGGCGATTTCGCAAGCAACCAGTTGCTTGTGTTGCTGTCCGAAAGCGCCGGAATCTTTTTGTAGTAAGACATTTCAACGGTGTACTCGCCACCAGGCGAAGGGATCACTTCAAACGTTTGACCGACAATCGAGTAATACTTAGGTTCGTTGGCGGCTGCAAAGTAAGTGGATCGCAAATCGTCGGCTTGCTCGTTGCTCACAAATGACAACTTCATGGGCGTTGCTGTGTTCAACTGAATGTTGATCATTTGCAGGAAATCGGCTGGCAGTTCCGTGTACTGCGTATCGAGCGATGCGGTTGCGCGCTGCACCATATCGCGTGTGCGGATCGTGCGGTTAAACGTTGCTTCCGCCAAAACAATGAACGATGGAATGACGGACGTTAAGTCATCGCGGTTAATCCAATCCGCAATGCTTGATTTTAGTCCGCTGAATGTGTCGAGTGCCATCAAGCCACCTTTTGAGTTTCGACCGGAGCGCCCGCTGCTTTTCTGCGCTCATCTTCCATCGGTCGGAGTGCCCAAGTATGCTCGTGCTTATACTCGAAGGTTCCTATGTGCCCAATTTGCTTGGACAGGTCATGATCAATATACAACGGAATGCCGTTGTCCCGCAACAACTTGCAGAAATACACATCCTCGCCCATGTAACCCTTGGCTTGCACATCCCATGGCGTTGCAAACCATGGCATATCCAAAACCTTAAACACGTTAATGTCAACAAGCATCACGCCAGTTCCCACCATGTCCACTTGCTCAAGGCCCGTGTCCTCCGGCATTGAGTAACGCAATACTTTGCGACCCGTTTCCCTGTCATAGTTTCCTGCCGTTGGGCCAGTTGGCATTCTGCGCCTTGCGCAGTTGGCCGCCACGACGCACTCGCCATGCGCTAGCAATCGGCTAATCGTATCCGCGGGAAAACGCATATCGCTATCAAGGAATAGCAAGTAATCGGCATTGGCGTGAATGGCGTTCATAACCAATTCGGTGCGCTGCGAGCAAAGCAACGTGCCTTGGCTCATCAATAAGTTAACGATCTCTCCCGTGGTGCCTATGTGATGACTGATGGCGTTCACCAAGTCAAAGGTGAACATCGTATGGACTTCATCACGCGCTGGAACGCAAACCGAAATAATCCTTTTATCACTCATCAAACTCTCCCTGGTCGTGTACGAAAGTGGCGGTTATCGGGGTCATTGAGCCATTGCTTGAAATCTTTTTCGTTACGCGTAATGCCCTTTCCGACTAACTCCATAAACAGATTCATCGGAATGCTTGCCACGCGAACGCCATGCCCTTCACCGTCCCACCTGGCGCGTTCATCAACCTGGTTGAATTCGGACTTATTGCTTTCGACAATAGGCTGGACATTCTGGATTGTCTCGATGACAGCTGTGTCGGTTTCCTCGTCAAAGTGCCAAATGCGAGTGATGCCTAACAGTTCGTCTTGTTCAAAGATCCGTTTTTCCATGTAAAAAAGGGCGGGTTTCCCCGCCCCCCGTTAAGTGCTGCGATTAAGACGTGAGCAAGTCAGCGGCAATGCCGTGAGCCTTCTCGTTGTATATAGCAAGGCCATATTCCGCCAAAAGCAAACGCTTCTCAGCGTCACCCGTGGTTGCAAGTTCAACTTGCTGGAATGGGCGCAGGAAGTGAACGCCAGCGTAATCAGGCGAAAGAACAAACGCATCGCGCTCACGCTGGAACCTGTTTGGAACAATGTTTACCTGGCCGAAATCACCAACGTAAACATCAGCCGCGCCAATGATCTGTGCCTGTTTACCTGCTGGCACGTCACGATAGCGCGTTGCAATACCGTTGAAACCTGACACGGTTTGCTTGTTCACTGGGCCTGTCATCACAATGGATGGTTCGCCGCCACTTGTCCAAACTTGTTGCAGCACGCTCTTGAGGATGGTTTCCGTGAAGGTGCGCACGGTACCGTCTGAACGCGTTGCGGTTGGCAGTGTGGTGTACGAAGGATTGCCGCCACCCGAACCAACGGACGTGTTGGTTTTGATGAACGCCAAAAGCGAACCCGTTTTCTGAGCCGTGGTCGAGTCACCAGCCGTTGCTCCTTGGTTAGCAAGCAGGATGGTTTCCATATCGCGCTTAAGTTCAGCGGCTTTTTTCGCCAACTGATAAGCAAGCTCAGACTTGCGACCTGCTTTGTTAACGGCTTCCATGGTGCCGGAAATCACAACAGTCTTACGGCTGATCTGTGTGTAATTGCCCAACTGAACGGTCGGCGCTACGGCCTCATAGGTGGTTAGATCGTCACCTTGCAGTGCAGCATTGCTGGTTGTTGCATCAGCAAGTGCATCGGTCTGCCATTGGAACAGGGTATTTTCAGCGGTGCCGCGACCAATGTTGTTCATGAAAGGCGTGGTTTCGGGAGAAATGTTGTAAATCTGATTGGACAGATCCTCACGGATACCCTTTGCAGAGTAGGTAAGGAATGTATTACTAGCGATAGTCATGATTTTTTACCTTAAAGAAATTGCTCAAAAAGTCTGGCGGCGTCTTTGACGCTACCCGTTTTTGCAAGGCGCTGTCTGGCGCGTGTTATCTCGTTCACTTGAACTTTTGCGGCTTGTGGATTACCTGGTGCAACCGTTTTTGCTTTTGGCGCAACAACATTAGGCTTGATGCTTTGTTGCTTGGACATGATTTGATCAAACATCATGGCTTTGCGCAGCACCTTCACAACGCGATGATCAACAACACCCTTCAGATCATCAGGCGTGAATCCCTCTTTAACGCCAAAATCAATCAACGCAGACTTTTCAGCCTTTGCCGTTTTCTCATCTCGCCATTCCGGTATGGCAGAAACAAGCAAACTGGCTTCTTCCTTCAACCTGGCTTGCATAGCGCGTTGCACTTCTTGTTGCTGTAGCGTGTTCAATCGCTGGAGTTCGGCTTGCGATGCCGCCAATTTCTCCGAACGTTGACGCGCTAACTCGGTCTGCCGCACCCACTCAATGGGATCTTCACGGTAAAGACGCTCCATATCAACGGGTGATTCCTGTTGCTGTTGCAATTGTTGTTGCAAAGCAGTCAACAGTTGTGAATAAGTGGCACGCTCTTCACGAACCGCATTCAACTCGGCTTCAGCTGCTTTGCGCTGTTCTGCCAAGGCTTGCGTCTTTCGTGTGTAGTCTGCCGTGCGCTGGTAGCCCTTTAACAACTCGTCGAGCGGAACCGCTTCTTCCTTACCGTCAATTTTGACGGTGAAAGTGGGTGGCTCGTCGGGTTGCTTGCTTTCCTCGCTCTCCTCAGACTCGCTGGACGCTTCAACTTCTTCGGGTACTTCGCCTTGCTCACCCGCTTCTGCTTCAACGTCCCCTGACGCCTCAACCTCATCGGTTTCGGCTTGCGCCTTCTCTGGTGCCTGTTCTCCGCTTTCCTCGGCAAGCAACGCCTCAAAGGCTTGTGCGGCTTCCCGCACACTCATGGCGGCATTATCCGCCAAAACTACATTTTCGTCACTCATTGTTCCCTCTTAGATTTCGGCTCGCTTGCGCATCCGATCAATCGTCATGCGCGTGAGCGTGCCATCGCTGATTGCACTTGACAGATATTGTTGCACTCTGTCCAGTGCTTTGAATTCAAAATGGATGCGTTCGCGTGCTTCAGTGGTTTCCGCCATAGCCCAGTCATCAAGCAATTGCTGGCGGATACCCATCCAAGCATCCTTATACAAGTTACTTTCTAATATGCGTTGCGCTTCGTGAGCGCGCTTAATCTTTTCTTCGGCTGTCATTGCATCGGCTGCACGGCTTGCGCGATTGCATCAAGTTGCATGCGTTCACGATCCATATTCACTTTGGCGTCAATCTCTGCCTGCGCTTGAGCAAGGCTTACGCCATACTTGAGTTCCATTTCCTGGCGTCTTAGCACACCATCTTGCGCAATGCGATCACGTTCACGATCATCGGCACGAATCATCTTTTCGCGCTCAAGAGCAAGTTCGGCGGCTTTCTTTTCAATGTCAGCCTGGATTGCCTGAACTTGCACCGCGGTAAGTGCCTCGGACGGATCTGGACGCGGTTGTTGTTGCGGTGGACTGTAATCCATGGGCAACTGATTAATGAATTGCGTCGTATCCTTATATCCCGCCAACTCGATAATCTTGGTAAGCGTTCCTGCGTACTGACCAACCGTCACCAATGGATTGTTTGGCCCAAGGCTTTGCAGGATTTGCTCTTGCTTGGCGGCAATGGCTTGCAAGAATTGCAAACGCTCATCGCTATTACCCGTCCCAAGTCCAACGTTCACACTCACATCCATCATGGCGTCCCAACCGCGCGGATCAACTTCAATCCACTGGTTGCGCAAACGGACAACGCGAGGCTTATCTTGGTTTTGCGTGATCAGGCGCAGTAATCCCTTAAATAACCGCTTCATGCCAATTTCAGCAAAGATGCGCGCAATCAGTTCAATGTGTTGCTGCGCGGCTTGCACGGTGGCTTGAACCGCCAAGCGCGTTGTCGATTGCAGGGCATCAGCGTTAAGGCCCATGGACGCTTTAGACATACCAGTGCGCGCTTCTTTCACCTGATCCATGTACTCGATCATGGAAAACGCTTGCTGACCAACAAATGGCGTTGAGAATGGCTGCACCATGCCTGGTGCGCGCATCCTAATAATTGCGCCGTTCTCATTGTTCAGCACATCATCCATGTTCACTTGACCTTCCACAACCGCTGTGCGCGGGTGGATGGATTGCGCCAAGGAATCAAGCATATTGCGAAGGATCACGGACTTGATGCGCTGAATGTCCATCGTCACATCAGCCGTTGACATACCAAAAAAGGTATGCGGTTCAGGATCGGGCACAAAGTAAGTGAACGGAATATCGTCAGCGGGTTCGTTCGCCACGATCTTGTAAGACGGACCCATGGTGCAAATCTTGCGCAACTCGGCAAGTCCATCACCATCCATATCCATGCGGATATAGGCTTCCAGGTACAGGATTCTGCGCTGCGAGGGATTGTTGTCGCTTTCGCCAAACATCATTTGCGCGGGATTACGGGCAATGCGCTCAATGTTTGTGTCTAGCTCATCTTCACCCGTATTGGCTTCAACCTCTTCCTGGTCATAGCCCATGGCGACCAGTTCGCTGACCGTTGCCAACTTGCGATGCGCAACAATATCAGCGTCATCAAACGTGCGAGCGCGTCTGTCAATAATGAACTCTTCAGGCGCAAGCGACTCGACGCGAAACTTCTTGTGTGTAATGCGGCGGCTTACCTTGACTTCGTGAACCAACACGGTTGGCGTGAGTTGCTGGCCGGTGATCGGATCAATGATTGGTGGTGGCGCGTTGGGATCTGGCTCGCTTTGCAGATCAACCATTTCAACGCCATCCTGACTGAGCAGCAACGTCAGCTGCGCGTCATCCATGCCGGAATATGACTCGTTTTTGATCTCGGTGCGCTCATCAACCCACCACTTGATCACACCCGTTTTGCGCACTAAAGCGTCTTTGAATGCCGAGTGAAGCGTAACGAAGAAATTGTTATCCTCGTTCAGGATGTATTTCACATAGTCCGTGGCTTGCTCTGCCATCGGCACATCTTCTTTTGAGCGCGGGATGTACTGAACAACATTCTCGCTACTGAAAAATATGCGCATCAGGCTTGGCAAAATAGCCTGCACGGTATCGCGCACATCCATTGAAACAACCTGGCTGCGCCCTTCTTCCTCATCGCCAAAAGGATCGCCAAAGTAATACTCGGTGGCTTTGGCGCGTAAGTTGCCAATCTCTAAATCAATAAAATTAACGGCATCCGTGAGTTCAGCGGCAACGATTGCCTGAACTTCAGTATCGTCCATGGCTTGTCCAGACTTCGCGCCGGTTTCGAGTTCCGTTTCAATGTCCATAGCTCACCATTTGACCTTGTTTGCCCAATATGCCGCGCTCATTTTACCCTTGGCGATGTTGGCTGCGTGACGCGCTTTGAAGGCTTCGTTACGCTTTGACCCTTCAGGACTTCCGCTTACGCCTTGTTGCCCGAAACGGATCAGCTTGACTTCATCACCCGATTTCGCCAAAACAGCATGGCTTTTTGTGGGGTGGCTTGGCGTTTTCTTTGGCTTGTTGTAACCGGAAAACGTTTCTGATCCTCGTTTAATCACGCCATTCAACCTTGTTGCGGGAAGTTTGACCGATAGAAACGCATAGCTTGCATTGAGCGTCGACTATCCTGGGTTCGTGTGATGGGGCCGCCAACGAGCCATGCGTCGCATGTTCTTGCCGCGGCGCACTTGAAGTGGAAGAGTTCGCAATAACCGAGGTTTGCGGCCTCTTGAACAGCTCCCTCAAGATCCACGTCCATGCCTTCATCATCGCCCTCTTCGCTTTCTTCGCCTTCCACGGCGGCGTTTTCAGCGTCGCCCTCGTAATCGTCGTCGATTTCTTCGTCGCTTTCTTCGCCATCTTCGACGTGCATACCGTCTGTGATGCACTCAATCATTTCTGGCGTCTGAATAAACGCTGCGCAGTTACCGCAACGCATGCTCATGGCTTGCTCTAAGTCAGTGTTCCAAGTCTTTGATTTTGCTTGCCAAAATTCATCGTTCGGCATTTCAGGATTGGCGGGGCCATAGCCCACATTGGCAAAAGCCCAATTCCTATTCTTTAGGTTCGCCAGTGCATCCGTGGTTTCAATAGGGCATTGCATCACATTGGCTTCCGCGTGATCCCTGCCTCGGAGAGCGCAATCGCAACGGCTTGCTTGGGATTCTTAACCTTTGGGCCTTCCTTGCTACCGGAATGCAACTTACCCGCTTTGTACTCGCGCATGACTTTGCTTATCTTTTTCTCGGCTTTGGTTTTCTTCATCATGGAATTATGTCCGTCATAGAAACACGCATAACGTGATTTTGCTCAGCAACAATAGCAACCTTTTGACCTGGCGAAACAGTGATGTAAACAACCGTGTTCGCTGGAATAATAGGTGATGATTCGCTAGCAACTGGATCATCGCCAACTGCAAAGTGGCAGTGATAACCGGCATTTGAACCGTTAGCAACGCGCATCAACGTAACGCCAGTGCCAGCGGCGTGCGATTGCTGGCTAACGTCAGACGTTGTGATATTCGTGTTTGCGCCAAGTTTGCCGACAATCTCAGGCCATAGGTGACCCGCCGAATCGCGCACTTGCTTACTCACTTCTTCCTCGCGGCGCGCATATTATCAACCAAATTAGGGTAAGGGCGGCCAGCGGACTTCGCCATTGCCTTTGCGCTAGCCTTTTCCTTTTTGGATAAAGGTTCGCTCTTGCCAACTGATTTTGGACGTGGCTTGTCCCAAACGGGTTTGGTTTTCATGCGCGCACCTTATCAATAGGCTTGCAAAAATGCAAGCAGCGTGTTAATCGCGCTGCAAACGCTTTAGCAATTCCACGCAATCCGCCAACAACTGATCGGTTAATTCAAGCAACTCTTGCGCGATTTCGTTTGCCACGTCCACTTTGACGGATGGGTGGATGTTCTCAACCAAACTGTTAACCGTGGCTTTGATCGCCATTTGCTCTAGGTTCATCCCTGTCCTTTCAATAGTTCAGCGGCATCCGTGTAACCGTTTTTCTCCAGCACTTCGATGCAATGGTTTAAGCGCGCTTCGCTTGCCACAAACTCAATTTGCGCTGCAAAGATAAATAGATTCTCTGCATGCTGATCAAACCCCGTATTCCTGGCAATACCCATCACATCGCCAATCGTTAAGTCTTTCATTTCAACGCACCCTTAATATGTTCAGGCACCTTTGGCAATGGAGCCCATGCTATCGCCCATTCCGCCCATGTTCCGATTACGCAAACGCCGCCCGAGTTAAGTAAAAGCATCTTTACCCCTAGCGGCGGTGTCTCATCGTCTGGTGTTCGCCAGACAGCGTTGCCGGCTAAATAATCTTTCATATCCTTGCTCGTATGTCATCGCGGATTTCTTTCAAAGCGTTATATGTCCATTCCCGAGCTAGCTCACCGGCCACACTATTACCGCCCGAAATGCGGTATTCCTCAATGATTTGTACACACGCCTCACGTTCAGCAGCGGCAACAAGGGCGGCAAAGCGTTCAATGTCTTCAAGGTTGCAGGTAAAGTCATCGCTCATGTCGTGAGGATCAAACCCAGCCTCCCTCGCCATACGAATAATGTCCTCCTTATTCATCACGCTGCCCTTATCCCAAACGGGTTATGCCACAGCACTTTCTCCTTAGGCTTGCGCGGCTTAAAGGTCTTGTATTCCTCTTTCACTTCAAAGTAATTCACAAAGGTTTTCTTCCATGGAACATCAATATCTTTGATCCCCTTGGTCTTCACAACAAGATCATCTGCCGCCAATTCGGACATGAGTTGATCAACCCTTTTCGTTGTTATATCGAACTTCTCAGCCAAATGCCAAGCGTTGACAGGGTTCTTTAACCCTTTCAGGTAATCAAAGATCATCTTCTTTCTTGTTTCCTTAAACATCTTTGCGTGACTCGCCATTTCTTTTCTCCTGTTAAACAACTGCCCTCAAGTTCCTCTTAATTGGCTTACCCCATTGGGAGTTGTAAGCCTTCCCGTACAACGCGGTTCCTGCTTCGCTAGCAAAGGTCAACGCCAAAGCGTCGGCCATATCGGGTGAACCCATGCCGCGCTTGCGCATCTCATCTTTGCTTTCAAGTTTCATCTTGCCGCTGGAATTAAACGAGTAACGCGGTGCAACAAGTTCCGCCAAAAGCGACTCATCTTTAGGCACTTTGCAGTCGCGCTTTTCAAGCCACGCTTTCATGCGGCCCCATAGCTCGGCCCGCAAATTAATGTAAGTGTTACCCAAAGCAGGTGACTCTGAAACATTCACACCACGCGCTGGCATATTCAACTCACGCAACCGATCAACAACACCAGCGCCTAACCCTATCGAGTCAACCAGTATCTCAACAGGCCTATCCTCAAGACGCGTCACTTCGTACTCGCTCACAACGGCACCCGTTGTTTGCATCAGATCCAGGTTCCTCCACTTCCTGATCTCCGTCACCGTGTTCCCTTTCCTTTTAGCAAGTGCCGTGGAATCAGTACCAAACCTTGCTACATCCAAACCCCAGATCACGGGTGACTCTGTAGGGGCAACGTCACGGTGAAACGCGCTATCAACAAGTTCAACGCCAATCAACGTATCGTCATCGGTTGTAGGAAACTCACCCAACACACGCACACGAAACGCGTTGGATTCCTCGCCATAGCGCGATGCCATGTCCTGGATATATTCCTTGCTCACGCGCCTTGAGTCATAGCAAGACACGCGACGTGTCCACCATTCATCCTTCAAACGGTTGTGCGTCTCAAAGAAAAACCCGCTTGACTTCGTTGGATTCCCGAGCAGAATCGTGACAGCGTTATGCCCTGACATGGATCCCGCGGCAGCCTCAAACACGGCCTCTGGAATCCCTGACGCTTCATCCGCCACAAGCATCACGTTATCCGAATGCACACCCTGTAAGGCTTCAGGTTGCTCGGCACGCGATGTGCGAGCCGATATAAACGACTCTTGCGGCGCGGCACGCATTTCAATGCGGTCCGTTTTCATCTCTAACCGATCACCCCAAGCGTTTGGCAACTCCTTCACCCATCGCTTGAGTTCAGCAAACAGTGCGTCGTACAACTGGCTCGATGTTGGCGCGGTCACAACAATCTTGGCAGGACCGCGCGTCAATATGTACCAGATCATCGCCCAGGACGCGGCTGTCGACTTACCCACACCGTGGCCGGATCGCACGCTGATCTTTCGCTCGCCACGCGATATAGCCTGCAAAAACTCTTCTTGCCACGGATCTGGCGATACACCAAGCACCTCGCGTACAAACAACGGCGCGTTAGGGCGGTAACGAAGCACTAGCTCGAGGTAACGCTTATAAATCTCATTATTAGCCGACATGATTCACCACCGCGCGATGCACTAACGTATGCGTCACATTCATACCAAACTGATCCTTAACCATTGAAGCGATTTTTCGGTAACTTTTACGCTCGCTGGCTTTTTCCGCCATAAACATCAAAATCGGATGCGTCACTTCATCAGGAACAAGTTTTGCCGTCTTACCGTCACCCTCTTTACGAAACCCAAACGGAATATGCCCGCCAACCCAACCTCCAGCCTGCGCCTTACTCTTGCGACCGTCAGCCATACGCTCGGCAATGCGTCGGCGCTCGAGCCTAGCAACTGCCGCCATAAGCGTAAAGAAAAACTCAGACCAGCTCGAGCCATTGTTAACCGGGTCCGTTCCTAACGCCAACACAATCATCTTGACGCCTTGAGCCTTCCACGCCTCAGCCATGGTTAACGCATCAACCGTGTCGCGGAACGCGCGATCCAACTGCGTCATTACCACCACGTCACCAGGTTGCAAAGCCTCCACCAACTGCGATCCAGCGTCACGCTTGGCGAGTTGCACGGAACCGCTTACGCCTTCATCCGTATATACCTGCGCTACATCCTCGCCGCGGATAAGTGCCAATCCCTGTATTTTCCTTACCTGCTCGGCAAGTGACGTGTTATCCACCTGCTCCTGTGTGCTTACCCTCGCATACCCATAAATTGCCATTGCGTTCCCCTCTGTTTGCTTACTTGTTGCAAGCGTAACAGCGTTTTGTTTACTTGTGAAAATTTTTTTGGGGTCCGTTTGTCGGGGCGACAGGCGGCGGGTGCGGGGGCAAACGGTAAGTTGGTGCACACAACTGCCAGGTATGCGAAGCATAAGTTGGCGGGTGTGGGGCACCGCGGCAAAGCCGCCCCGCCCAAATCGCGCCAGGGGGGGGCAAAACGATTATCAAATGCGGATGATTCGCGACCCCGAGTCAATCGAGGATGTGAATGACTCTCAACATACCGTCGAAACCGCACCAAACGGGCTAGATTGTCAGCTTTTGCGCTATTTGGCGACAATTGTCGCGCATGGTAAAGCGAGCGCGACGCGGTCAATCATGTTGCGGCGCATCAATTGTCAGTGCATCGGCATGCTTAATCGCGTGCCATGCTTGCGAGTCGATGTTAATCGCCACGACTGGCGCGCGATTCTCCGCCCAAACCTTAGGATCGAGCTTAGACGCAAACCATTTGCGCGTATCAACGCGTAACCGCGGATCGTCCTTCGCCTCGTCGGCGATTGTCAGCGCCTCCTCCGCCAGCGCCGAGGCGCGCTCCTCGCGTGCGCGTGCGTACTGAGCGCTGCGCTCCGGAGCGAGGAGCCATCTATTTAAATGAGCCTGTTTGACATCTAAGCTTTCAGCGATTGCGCGCACGCTTTCACCAGAGCTTATTCGCTCGAGAATCTCCTCCTCGCCAATTTTCTCAATAACAGCAAGCGCTGCGCGCTTTTGTGGTTGCCCCGCCATGCAAAACCCCTAAATGGTTGAAATTGTCCGACAAACGGTCAATTGGTCAAATGATTAGCATGATATCGTTTCGCTTGTCGCAATCAATCAAAACGGAGCCAATATCATGCGCAAACCAAACGGGATTATTTTTTACCGCGGATTCTCACCAATCGATCAATCGCCTATTGTAGGGATTGCAGTTTTTGAATCCAGCAATATCAAAACCGGCAATATGATCCAAACCTATATCATCCGATCGGATATCAATCCAATTGCAGCCGTCAATTCTGGCGATGATAAAAGCATTTGCGGCGATTGTGTACACCGTGGCAGCGAAAATCGCAAACGTACGTGTTACGTTGATTATTCTAAAAGTGTTAACGCGGTTTTTAAAGCTTTCGAGCGCGGATCTTATCCGGATTTTTCTGGCAATATAAAGCTTGCAGCAAAATGGTTTAATGGTCGAAAGGTTCGTCTCGGCGCTTATGGAGATCCCGCCATGATTCCCGCGGAAAATTGGCTCGATTTACTTGAGCTTGCCAGCGACTGGACCGGATACACACACCAATGGCGCCAAGCTTTCGCAATGGCGCATCGTGAAATCGTCATGGCAAGCGCCGATAGTGTTAGCGATCGCGATTTGGCGCGTTCTATGGGCTGGCGCACTTTTCGCGTCATCCCGATCGGATCAGCGCTTAAGCTTCAAAACGAAGCAATTTGTCCAGCCAGCCCTGAAGGTGGCGATAAAAAACAATGCGTTACTTGCGGAGCATGCGACGGCGCTTTAAAACCAAGCGCTGCATCAATCGCCATCGTTGTCCACGGAAAATCAGCTAAACAATTTGCGGAGGTTTAAACCATGAGGCAAGCTTTTATCGATTGGACAATCGCCGTTATTTTTGGCGTTGCATTCGCGTGCGCAGTTTTCTTTAACCTTTAATGCCAGCATGCCAATGAAAACTTAATCCAAGCCCTTAGGGGCTTTTTTTTCGCGCCCTCGCTCCGCGTGAGGCGCCGTTTTTGCTTTTCCGCGCGCCCTTGCTCCGCAAACGGCGCCGATACGCATGGATAGCGCTTGCATTGAACATTGAAAGGAAAGCCCATAAAACCGCCCACAATCGATTTTCTCGAAAGCATATAGGGTGATAGCCATGCCCATAAAAAATCGCCTAAAAAGGCCCTTTCAGCGCGCCCTGGCTTCGCCAATGCGCACCGATCACCCTTTCGCTTTCGCTTTGCGCATTTCACGCGCCCTGGCTTCGCCAATGCGCTCGAGAATCGCTCGCATTGCAGACCCGTACTCAATCCCGAGTCGCTCGCCATCGTGAATCGTTCTCATTGGACCGTCACCGGATTTCTCGTTACGTTTGACACACCCACATGCCCCTGTAGCCAAAAACATGCAAAAACCGGGAAATGGAAACGAAACGTTTCAACGTTTTTTCTTTGACTGACTTTCCATCACCGCCAACGCGTCCTTGCTCAACGCATAAGCCTGATCACTGTTCCCGCTGTAAACCGGCCCAATATCCTCTGGTGCCATCACGGACAACACTTCAGCGCCAGGCATAGCGCGCTTGATATTAACGGCTTGCGTGAAAAACTCCTGCTGCAAGATCACTGCAATCTCCTCCATCGTCCAACAGTCACACGCTGGCCTCATCTCGCCATACGCGTAAGCCGACGCCGGATTCTCGCAAACCGCAAACACGCTTCCATCCTCACGCTGACCCTCAAGCACGTTCACGCTCAACACTTTCCCGCCAAGCGATTCCGCTTCTTTCTCTAACGCATCATAAGCACGCTTCATACCGGCACAAGCCGAGCGATACGCTTCCACGTCCCTCGCCTTATACGCATCCCTGCAACGCATCAGTTGCCGCCAAAACCGTAAACGTGTTTCCTCGCTCACAAGTTCCGCCAAACGATCCAACCCCCAACGCTGATCCGCTTCCCGTTTCCTCGCCATAACGCCAACGGCTGCCGCGTTCATCGCCAACACAATCGCATCATCCACTTCAAACGGATTCTTCAAACGATCTTCAGGGTTACCGCCATGAAGATAAGTTTTTATCTTTCCCTTGTTCCTGTTGCCCGCCATAACATCAATCCTTTCTGTTCTCTGTTCACACTTCCTGCTTACGCTTTCCTGTTAGCCGCCATAAGGATCAAATCAAAACCAACGTCCGAAACATTGAAGCGTCCGAATGTGTGTCTTTCAGACACACACACATTTCGGACGCGTTCGCTTTTTGTTCGTGAACCATTACGGACAATTCAGGACGCGTTTTCGGACGTTTCAGGACGTTTTTCATGATTTCGGACACGCATGTTTCGGACGCTCAAAATGTATTTCGGACGTTTCGGACGCTAAAACGCTTCATCGTCCGTTGGTTTTATCCACACAACATCATTCCTGATGGCGGAAAACCCTAATTCGGACAGCTTATCCCTCACCTCTTTCCAACGTTTCCGCTTATCGCTTTCCTCAACATCGCTCCCCAATCTGGCGTAAAACTCATCACGCCAGGCATCAATACTGACCACGCGATGGCGTTCACCCTGAATAATCTGATGCTCACCATTGCGCTTAATGACATACCGCAACGCTTCCCGTGCTAACGATTGATGCTTTCCTCGTCCCGTCTTTGCACCTGATCCTGATGGCGGCTTAAACGAAACACTATCAGGCACATCGCCTTGGTATGGCGTTACCACGAGCGTTGCTGCCTCGTGTTGCTCAAACCCTAATGGCGAATCACCTTCACCTTTTGGCGGCTCCAGCTGCACGCTATCAAGTGAAAAGTGAATCTCAAGACCGTCCTTACCATCCTTTTGCTTGG